GTTTTGGTTTTATTTTACCTTATGAGGTTTTAAATAGAACGGAAAACGACCCAAGAGTTAGATTAAGTAAAAGAATAGAAAAATACTTTCAAAAATAAATAATCATATTAAATGGAATTCTTTATAAAACAAAATAGTAATTTACCCATTTTAAAATGGATGTCGTAAGAGACGGTAGAACCGACTCATGGAAAGATTTTTATTCCATATTGGACAATGCGACTATTAGGTTTTCAATGAAAAACGTAGAAACGGGGATACAAAAAATCTTTATGAAAGACGCCTACATAACAGAAAAAACCAGAGTAAACCAAGATTCAACAATACAATATTACATTTATTATAAATGGGGTGGTAAAGATACCGTTAAAAAAGGTAGATATTTAGGTGAATTTTTAATTGAGTTAGAAAACGGAGAACTAATAGGTCCTATTAGGGAAAATCTTTACATTAATATTATTTGACAAGTGTAATTTTTACATGTATATTTAAGATGAAGGTAAATGTCGCCCTTATGTGACAGCTAATAGACCAAACTTAAATATAAAACATTATGGTTCCACAAGAAGAAATTGAGCACTTTTTACACGGCGAAGACGACGAAAAATATATTGTCGCATTAGAATACGATTACAAATCAGATAAAATTTTTAAAGTAATACAAGACCCAATAAAAGGTAAACTTTTAAGAATGGATACATTTATTCCATTTGCTTGGGTTGGTGATTTACGTGATAAGAATTTTTATAAAGGTAATAAAGACCTTCAAAAAAAGGCAATGTCTGAAAACGGCATAATTATAGAAAAATTAGAAGACCGCGGGGATGAAAGATTAAAGACAGGGTTAACGTTTTTAGTTAAAACAACAAAGTCATATTCAAACCTTATAAACTTTTTTAAAGGTGGTGGTCTTGACCCATGGGGTCGTGACAATTCAGATTCAATAACTATCCTGTCTCCCGTTGAGCAGTACCTCATCCAAAAAAGTAAAAGACTATTTAAAGGGTTTGACGAATACGATGAAATCCACAGGTTTGTATTCGATATTGAAACCACGGGTTTAGATCCAAAAACAAGTAAAATATTCTTGATTGGAATGAAAGACAATCGTGGTTTTATAAAATTACTATCAGCACAAAATGAAGATGAAGAACGTCAAATGATAATTGAGTTTTTCAAAACTATCGACGAATTAAAACCGTCACTTGTTGGTGGATACAACTCGGCATTCTTTGACTTTCCTTTTATTTTAAAACGTGCGGAAATATTAAAACTTAATATTAAAAAAATAGCAAAAACATTAAATCCCGATTATTCATTAAAACAAAAGGACGGTATTTTAAAGTTAGCAAATGAAATGGAACCTTACGTTCAAACACAAATGTGGGGTTACAACATTATTGATATTGCTCACGCCGTTCGTAGAGCTCAAGCAATTAACTCTGACATTAAGAGTTGGTCTTTGAAGTACATTACAAAATTTATTGAAGCTGAAAAAGAAAATCGTGTTTATGTTGAAGGGGATAAGATTGGTAAAATTTACTTTGATAACGAAGACTATTGGATGAATAAAGAAAATGGTAACTACAAAAAGGTGGGTATCAATTCTAAAATAGATGAAATTTGTTCAAGAAGAGATGATGTCTATTTTAAAACTAATGGTTCAAAAATTATAGAAGACTATCTTGATGATGACTTATATGAAACAATGATTGTTGATGAACAGTTTAATCAAGCAAACTTCTTACTTTCTAAACTTGTACCAACAACTTATGAAAGACTATCAACTATGGGAACAGCAACATTATGGAAAATGATTATGTGTGCATGGTCATACAAACATAACTTAGCAATCCCAAGAAAATTACCTAAAAGAAAATTTACAGGGGGGCTTTCAAGGTTACTTCAGGTTGGATATTCAAGAAAGGTATTAAAACTTGACTACTCATCACTATACCCATCTATTCAGTTAGTTCATGACGTATTCCCTAAATGTGACGTAACAGGTGCCATGAAAAGTATGTTAAAGTACTTCCGTGACACACGTATAAAATATAAAAACTTAGCAAGTGAATTTAAAAAAACGGATCCGAAACTTTCTGTCTCATACGACAGAAAACAGTTACCGATTAAAATCTTCATCAACGCTTTCTTTGGATCGCTTTCAGCACCCCACGTATTCCCATGGGGGGATATGGACATGGGAGAGCAGATTACGTGTACCGGTAGGCAATATCTACGACAGATGATTATGTACTTTATGAGTAAAGGTTATGTTCCTCTTGTAATGGATACGGATGGTGTGAACTTTGAAACACCCGAAGATAGGGATAACTATATTTATATTGGTAAGGGACTTAACGGTTTAGTTAAAGAAGGTAAAGAATATGTTGGTGCAGAGGCTGACGTTGCTGAATATAACGATTTGTTTATGAGAAACGAAATGGGTCTTGATATTGATGGGGTATGGCCAGCAACAATTAACGTGGCACGTAAAAACTACGCACTTCTTACTGATAAAGGTAAAGTTAAACTAACAGGTAACACTATTAAATCTAAAAAATTACAAACATATGTTGCCGAATTTTTGGATAAGGGGTTAAGAATGTTACTTGATGGTAAGGGTGGTGAGTTTTTAGATTTCTATTATGAATATGTAAATAAAATTTACAATAAAGAAATCCCGTTGGCTAAGATGGCGAACAAGGCTCGTGTTAAACAATCAATCGATGATTATAAAGTCCATGTCACAAAAACAACAAAGTCGGGAAGTTTAATGTCAAGACAAGCACATATGGAACTTTTGATTAATGCAGGAAAAACTCCGGGGTTAGGTGATACGATATATTATGTTAATAATGGTGAAAAGAAATCACATGGTGATGTTCAGAAAAAAACCACAAAAATGACTAAAAAACAAATCGAAGACTACACAAAAATCCACGGGGCGGTACCACCTGAAATGTTATCAAAAAGTGAAGTCATTTTAAATTGTTATTTAATAGACGAAAAAGAAATAGAAAATAATCCTGATTTATTAGGTGATTATAATGTATCAAGAGCATTGGCGGCATTTAATAAAAGAATTGAACCGTTACTTGTTGTATATAGTCCCGAAATAAGACACGACATTTTAATCGAAGACCCAAAGGACCAACCTATTTTTACTAAATCACAAACAGTTATGGGTAGAGGATTCCCAATGAAAGAAAAAGACCAAGATAAATTAGATGAAGTTTTAACACTTTCTGATATGGAAGTTACTTTTTGGCAAAGTGTAGGGATTGACCCTTACTATATGTATATTGATGACACTTTAGATTTAGTTGATAAAGAAAGGGTTGAAAACAATAAAAAAATAATGAAAGTAAATAAAGTCAAGACATCTATTGATGATGACGATATATATGAATTCGATGAAGATGGAGATTTAATGTCCTTAGTTTTTGACTAAGAGTTCTTCAACCCGTCTGAAGAAAGTATGTACCAGTAATCACCGATAAATTTGAACTCAACACATGATCCTTTATCAAGTTCGACTTCATTAAATTCTTCATCTATTAAATTATTTGATTTAACAAGAACGTTTGTCATACATTTAACAACAACATGGTCGGTAGTTGTATTGTCTAAAAATAATTCACAACTATCGACATCTTTTATAACAATCACGTATTCACCACTTGTTTTATATGACTTGTTTGTTACAACAGCAGAATCTGATGTAATTATTTCATGACCATTAATTATTCTTTTAGATGGTGTTGATTTAAATATTGGCATAAATAATTATATAACGTTAAATGGACTTTGGAAAGCTCTGAATTTTAATAATTTATTTAAATTTTCAGCTTGTAGTGCTCTTTGTTCCATTAATTTTTCAGGTCTTAACCTTTCTAATCTATTTTTTAATTCTTCGGTAAGGATTTGTTTTTCATCCTTTGCTTCGGTTTGTAAACTTTGGTATTCTAATGTTAGTTCTGAATCGGGTGTCTTTAAATTACCACTATACTTACCCCTTACCCTTGCTAATGTTTCTTTACAATAAGCGGTAAACCATCTACGAACCCAAGTTTGTGCAGGACCATTTAATTTTTTCCACTTTAATCTTTCTAAAAAAACATCGGACGGTAATCTAACAACATCAGGATTATTTTCTAAACAATCTTCCCTGTCACAAGTATCGTAATACCAATACCAAACTCTATATTCATTTCTTTTTATGTTACCAAAATCAAACTTACCACCTGGCACATTATATAAGTGAAGTGCTTTTTTACCTTCAGGAAGTGCGGTTAATCTGTAAGTTAAATCACCCGTGATAATTCTTCTTTTGATATTGATGTCTTGCATTCTAAGTAGTATGTCAAATGCTGGTGTAACAAAATAATTACCTGTTGTTCCCATTTGTGAAAACCCAGCACCACCACCAAGACCAATACCACCAAATCCACCAAATCCACCCATGAATGGGTCAAAATATGCTGCGTCTAACTCGGCTCTTGCAAACCAAAGTAATTCATTAAATTCTCTACAAGCGGGAATTTCATATATTTGTTGCCCAGGAATTAAATCAATATAATCTTTTTTCAAAACGGCATCACCACCAGCCTGTAAACCAACGATTTTTGAATACGCATAAGTGTATGATGTTTCCCAATTCATGTCCCTTGTTGCTAATGCTCTTGCAACAGATTGTTGGTCAAGGTCCAACCCAGCAACGGACGACCATTGAGATTCAACCAACCAATCTTGAACTGATTGCTCATAATCTTCAATAGATAATTGGAGAAGTGAATCCATCATTTCGTCTTCCAATTCAACAGACCTTAACGGTGCACCCAATAAGTTACGAATTCTTCTGTAAAGATCACTTCTTTCAGGTTCTTGTATAATAACTATATTTGCCATGATTCTTTATTATATAAATATCAATTAACTAACAATACTTTCATTTAACTTTTTTTTAGTCTGTGAAATAAAAATATCATTAACAAACCCCCAATTTACGACCTTCCAAAAATTATTAATATATTCGTCTCTTTTGTTTTGATATTTTAAGTAGTATGCGTGTTCCCATAAATCTAAACCTAATAATGGATAACCTTGTGTCTTTTCAGTATTCATTAATGGGTTGTCTTGATTAGATGTGGTTACAATCTTTAGTGTGTTACTTTTTGTTAGTATTAACCAAACCCAACCAGAACCAAATCTATTTTTTGCTTCTTCTTCAAATTTTTCTTTAAATTTTTCAAAAGAACCAAATTGTTTATTAATTTTACTTAATATTGGATCTAATACCTTTTGTTTTTTTGGGGATAACATTTTCCAAAATAGTGCGTGGTTAAATGCTCCACCACCATTATTTTTAACCTTACTATTAAATTTTGAAATTTTTTTTATTATTTCTTCTAAGTCTATGTCGGGACCCGACACTTTTTCAAGTTCGGCATTTAGTTTTTCAACATAACCTTTATAGTGTTTATTGTAGTGTACTTTCATAGTTTCACCATCAATAAAACTACCAAAGGAATTATATCCATACGGTAACTTTTCTATACTTATTTTTTTAATTTCTGAAATAATTTCATGACTTTTTGGACTTTCTTCGTTTAAAGTAAGTTCTATTTTAGAAATTTTTTCTTTAAAGTTATTTAATATCATATAGATAAATATCACCTACCATTAGAAATCATATTTAACATTTCTTCAATTGCAGATGCATCATCTATCATGTCATCACCCATAACTGTCGATATGATTTTTTTCTTTCTGTTTAAAATATCATAGATAGCGCCCTCGATTGTATTTTCAAATAAGGGATAATAAACTGATGTAGATTTTTTTTGTCCTATTCTATGTGATCGGTCTTCCGCTTGTGCGTGTTCGGCAGGTACAAATGATAGGTCATTCATAATCACGGCTTCGGCAGAAGTTAAAGTAATACCAACCCCCGCGGCTTTTAAGTTTCCAATAAAAACTTTGATTTTATCGTTTTCTTGAAAGTCGTCTACCGCTTTTTGTCGATGAGGTTTTGAACAAGACCCATCTAAATAAACCGCTTGTTTTCCAAAATGGTCATAAATGGTTCGTAAAGTGTCAGTAAAGTTTGTAAATATGATTACTTTTTTACCTTGTTCAATAATGTTTTCAGCCAATTCAATTGTGTTTTTAACTTTTTCTTCGGCAATTACTTTTCTTACTTTCATTAATTTACCAAACTGAATTGTAAGTGATGACGATTCTTCAGAATTATTATCGTACCAATTATAGTATTCACCCATGAGTTCTTCATAGTCTTTAGATTGTAACCTTAAATAAACAGGTGTAATAATTTTATCAGGTAAATCTAATACATCTTCTTTTAATCTTCTTAAAATATGACTTTGGGTTCTTTCTCTTAATTCATCTAAATTAGATGCTCCCGTTACATTCCAAACTTTTCTTTTCCCAACACTAAACTGAAACCCATTACAATATCTTTTTGCGTATGCCATCCAATTTGCGGCTACAGGACTTTCAACTAAACTTAAAAGATTAAAATAATTCATAGGTCTTGATGTCATCGGGGTTCCTGTTAATAACCAAACCCTTTCAACCTTACCACATAAATCATTAACAATCTTTGTTCTTTGTGCTTGTGGATTTGAAATCATATGGGCCTCGTCCATAATCACTAAATCAAAATTAGAATTTAAAATTATAGAATCGTCTTTCTTTTTTGGGTCGTGAAAGTTTTTTAATATGTCGTAATTAATTATAACAAAATCAGACTCAGTTGAAAATTTTTTACCTTCTGCAATATATACGGTTCTATCTGAATAATTTTCAATTTCACGTTGCCAATTAATTTTTAAAGATGCTGGACAAACAATTAATATTTTTTTCGCTCCTGTTTCAAGTGCGGATATTATAGTTGATGTGGTTTTACCAAGTCCCATATCATCGGCCAAAATAAACTTTTTATTTCTAACAAGTTTTTCAATTGCTTCTTTTTGGTGTTCCATTGGTGACCTGTGATCGTATTTTGAATATTCTATTACAACATTCTTTACTTCATTATCTTTTATAATTGCGGATTTTGGCATCCAAAAGTCATGAATAGTTTCACCACTAAACACCTTTCCCCATATATGATAAGATTTATCTTTTTCAACCAACAACTTTTCAACATAAATTTCTGTAGGTTCTTTGGTATACATTTTATCTTCCATCATCTTTTTACCAAAGTATGAATCTAACTTAACCCATTTTTTTGCAACTTTTGGTGCACGTCCGTGAAAATTTATAATATATTCCGCTTGTGTTCTTGTCGGAGTAAAAGACTTACTGTTTTGTTTCTTGTGTTTTAAATTTAGGATATAGTTATTTGATCCTTCATATTCATCTAATAGTTGAAGGGCCCTTGTTTCGGGTGTCTTTGAAATTAATTCTTCCATTTATATATAAATAAAAATAGTAAATAATAATAAATAATCAATCAAAGTATTTATTAATATGACACAGAATAGAGTTCCAATTACTAGATTAAATAAATTTTTTTCTGAAGAAGATTTTAATTTAGATATTTCGATGGGTGAAGAATGGCTTCACGGAGATATGAATTTTACGTTAGTTTTATATAGGGTCGACAAAAAAAGAACAAATAAAGATGATGTTTACGGTGAGGCGTTAGAAGACGGAATACAATTCATGGCTCCTGTAGAATTTAAAGGATATGTTCAGATTGAAGCACCTGAAAATAAAGACATGGGTGATAGTAGGTTATCACAAATGGAATCAGGAAATATTAAAATTGGTGTATACCAAAACCAATTAGATATGTTGGCAATTGAAATTAGTTATGGTGATTATATTGGTTATTATGAAACCGAAACAAGGGTTAGATATTATACTGTGGTTAATGATGGTAGAATAAATGCCGATAATAAACATACATACGGTGGGTATAAAAAATTCTATAGGTCGATTATTGGTGCACCTGTTAATGAAAACGAATTTAAAGGAATATAATGGCTTTACCTAAAAAAGAAAAAAAATATTTACCATTAATACCTAATAAGGTTGGTAAAGAAAGAAGACAAGAAATGCTTGATGAAATTCAAGATAAAGGAACCTATTTACCTAAAAGTTTATTACATGCCGACCTTGATAGGGGCATGTTAGATTTTGTTAAAGAAAGTTTAAGACTTGTTGTTGATACTAAATTGGTTCCAACATTAGATAAAATAATTACGACACAGGGTTGGTCACAATTTACTGAGACTTGGGATTTTAAAGATTTAGACGAAAACGTAAAGTTACCATTTGTTTGTACTATGAGGGCACCCGAAGTAAAATATGGGACAAATCCTGTAACAAAATATAATATCCCTGAAAGACTTAGATTTTTTTATGCAACTGTACCAACATGGGACGGACAAAGAAAAGGTGCCGACGTTTACAAAATACCACAACCAATCCCCGTTGACGTTATATTTACGGTTAAGATTTTTTGTAACAGGATGAGAGAATTAAATGAATTCAATAAAGTTGTTATGGAAAAGTTCACATCTAGACAAGCATATCAACAAATAAAGGGACACTATATTCCAATTATACTTGAAGATGTTTCTGATGAGTCGGTTAAAGAATTAGAAAAAAGAAAATACTACATACAAAACTATAAATTTTTAATGCAAGGTTTACTAATTGACGAAGAAGAATTTAAAGTGTCACCCGCAATTTCAAGATATTTAACTATGTTTGAAGTTGATACAAGAAACAAACAAAATAAATTTACACCAAAAGAAGATAGACCAAACTTTTTTGATTTTAAATTTAGGTATGAAAATAGTACAACGGCCTTAACTGAAAATTATTTTTACACGGCAGATATTAAAACTAAAGAATTGATTAACGTAGATTCATATTCTGTTTTTATTAATAATAACTACATTGGTGATAATGTATCAAACATACAGATTACGAATGGTGATGTTTTACGTATAGAAATAGAAAAGACGGTACCGTCAGACGATGCGTACATAGACACCACAGTTTTTCTTCTATAACACTATTCCCCGTAAATATCTTTTTTAATTTCACAAGTTTCTTTTATCAAAGTTTCTAAGAATTTATAAATCTTTAAACCTTTTTGTTCGCAATACTTTTTTAGTATTTCATGACTTTCCACGGAAATCTTTATATTTTTAATTTTTTTCATATTAAATAAAATTTTATAAGGTAGAAAAAAGGTAGAATTTTTTCATACTAACAAATAAATATTTAATTTTACCGATGTTTTTTGCTTTTCAGACAAGTATTTATAAAATAAAATAAATTTATAAATAAAACTAAAAAATGGCATCTAACGGAAAAGTTTTTGTATCACCCGGTGTTTATACATCAGAAAGAGACTTAACATTTGTTACACAATCTGTCGGAGTAACTACTTTAGGTATTGTTGGTGAAACCTTACAAGGTCCAGCATTTGAACCTATCTTTATCACAAATTATACTGACTTTACGACCACTTTTGGTGGGATAAATCCTGAAAAATTCATAGGGACCACAATTCCAAAATACGAAGCGGCCTATATTGCTAAATCATATTTAAGTGAATCTAACCAAATGTACATGACAAGAATTTTAGGTTTGTCTGGTTATGATGCGGGACCTTCTTGGTCAATAACAACGATATCAAATCCTGACGCTAGTACATTAGAAGTTACAGGTACAAGTTCTGTTTCTTATTTGTTCTTTACAGGTACTACTACAGGAGTAACTTCAGTTATCGTACCATCATCAATTTCGGGTACGTATTTTGAAACATATACAGCCTTTGATGGTGACACAGCGTCAATATCTAATCAAGTAAGTACATTAATAACAAATGAAATAACGTACCGTTCAACAAGTAGCCCATTATCAGGAACAACTGCATTATTTTTTGGTAGTGTTAGTTCTACAACATTTAATGATGTTACGGGAGCAACACCAAATGTTGCGGGTGTTACCACATATACTGAAGGATACGGTGTCGGTACTTTGATTGCTGACAGCGTTACTGATTGGACAGACCCATTAAATGATCCTTGGTATTATAGTAACCAATTTTCATACTACCAAGACACTAATAATGTAGGTCATTACTACGGTTATGGTTTTGGTCTTGTTTTAAGTGGTTCAGTTACATCATTAGGTGGTAATTTATACTCAGGTAAATTGGCGGTTTATAAAACAGATTATTCATCTGACGTTTATAATGATTACGATGATGTAGTTGTCGCTACTTTACGTTCAAGGGGTATGGCGACTTATGTTAATGATAATGGACCTGTTTATAAAGTAAGTGCAACAACTAACGTTAGTTTAGTGCAGTCGGTATCATCAGGTATGACAAATAACCCATACGCAACATTTAGAATTTCAGGTTTAACAACAGACGATAATACACCATTTACGTTTAACGCAAATATGGATTACACATCAACTAATTTTGTTGGTAAGGTATTTGGTATTGCTAACTTTGCGGATGGTAAAGATATGGACACGTTCCCATTATTTGTTGAAGAGTCTTATCCAGCATTTTTACAAGTTGCTTACTACGAAAATAAAATTAGAGGTTTAAATAGCTCATTAGTTGCATTACCTGGATTAAGAAATTCACCTAACACAAATACTTTAGGTTACTACTTAGATAGATACCAAACACCTGACACACCTTATGTGGTGTCAGAATTAAGAGGTAATAAAGTTTACAGATTATTTAAAATTATATTAATATCTGACGGTACAAGAGCCAATACACAAGTTAAATTCACGGTAAGAAACGTATCATTTAACAACGGAACTTTTGATTTGGTTGTTAGAAATTATTATGACACGGATTCTAACCCACAAATTTTAGAATCGTTTAATTGTTCTATGGATCCAACACAAAACAATTACATTGCAAATAAAATCGGTACGTCAAATGGTGAATACGCACTTAAATCTAAATACATCATGTTAGAAATGAGTGACGAAGCACCAACAGATGCATTACCATGTGGATTTGAGGGTTACGTACAAAGAGTTTATGGTAGTAGTAAACCACCATTCATTAACTATAAAACACAATACTACGGACCAAATGAGGTTATTTATAATCCGCCGTTTGGTGCAGTAGGTGGTGGTGACAATACTATTAGATCAAGTGCTAGTGGTGAAAGATTAACTAAAAACTATTTAGGTATTTCTGACCAAACAGGTTTTGATACTGATTTCTTCCAATACAAAGGAAAACAAGCACCGGCAGGGACTTTAGACCAACCGGGTTCTACGTGGTCTTGGAAAACTAAAGGTTTCCACATGGATAGTGGGGCTACTGTAGTATTAATTGGAGGTAATTTCACAACTTCAGGTGACTCAGCATTCCAAGTTGGAGAAGCAAGTTTCCAATCTGACCCATCAAATAACGACGACCCATATTTCAAATTAGCTAGTCGTAAATTCACATTCTACCCAGCAGGTGGTTTCGATGGTTGGGATATATACACACAATCAAGAAGAAATACTGACAGATTTACATTAGGAGCATCAGGATGGTTGAAAGGGGCTAGACAATCAGCAACTTACACAAACGCAACAGGTAATGGATTATTTAAACTAATTGCAGGACCTAACCAAGAAGTTTGGGGTAACACTGACTTTTACGCATACCTTTGGGGTCAAAAAACATTTGCTAACCCTGAAGCGGTTGACATTAACATATTTGTAACACCAGGTATTGACTATGTAAATAACTCTAACTTGATTGAAGAATCTGTAGAAATGATTGAAAATCAAAGAGCGGATTCAATCTACGTCTGTACTACACCTGACTACAACTTGTTTGTTACAGGAGCGTTTGATAATTTAGAAGATAATTTAATTTTCCCTGACCAAGCGGTGGATAATTTGGACACGACAGGAATTGATCCTAACTATACAGCAACTTACTACCCATGGATATTAACAAGGGATAATGAAAACAATACCCAATTGTTCTTACCACCAACGGCAGAAGTTTGTAGAAACTTAGCTTTAACTGATAAGTTGTTTAAACCATGGTTCGCATCTGCGGGTTACACAAGAGGTGTTGTTAAAAATTCAATCAAAGCAAGAAAAACTTTAACACAAGATGATAGAGATGTTCTTTACAAAGGTAGAATTAACCCAATTGCAACATTCACAGACGTTGGTCAAGTAATTTGGGGTAACAAAACATTACAAGTTAAGGAATCTGCACTTGACAGAATTAACGTAAGACGTTTACTTTTAAGAGCAAGAAAACTAATTTCAGCAGTGGCGGTAAGATTATTGTTTGAGCAAAACGATCAAAAAGTAAGACAAGACTTCTTAGATTCAGTTAACCCAATCTTAGATGAAATCAGAAGAGATAGAGGTTTAATTGACTTTAGGGTTACTGTTTCAAACACACCTGAAGATTTAGATTCTAACACATTGACAGGTAAAATTTATCTAAAACCAACAAGAGCGTTAGAATATATTGACATAGAATTTGTTATTACACCGACAGGAGCATCGTTTGATGATGTTTAAAAACAAATAAAATAAAGTAATGGGGAGTAGAAATATTCCCCATTATATATTTATAATAAAAACTTAGTTATGAAAATTGAAAAAAAATTAATTAAGGAATCTTTAAACATTAATGTTAAAGAACCTAAAACTTTTTCAGAAAAAAAACAAAACATCATTATTACTGAAAAACAGTTAGAAAAATTACTTGAAAAACTTAACAGATAATGGATATTAAAAAACACGTACATAACTTCATTAGTAATAAAAAATTAAATGAAGGTATTAATCCGTTAGTTTTAAAACATGTTTACAATTTTGTCAACAAGAAAAAATTAACAGAAGGGTTATATACCACACAAAAAGGTGAAGATGATGTTATTAGACCAGATTTAAAGTATTATGCTTTTGATTGGGACGATAATATTATGTATATGCCAACAAAAATCATTGTTTTATCTAAAAACGAAGAAGAAGTCCCTATGTCTACTGAAGAATTTGCTGAATATAGACACCAAATAGGTAAAGAAGAATTTAATTTTAAAGGAACCACAATTGTAGGATTTGCACCTGACCCATTTAGATATTTTGGTGAACAAGGAAACGAAGGGTTTATTGCTGATGCAATGACAGCACCTGTTGGTCCAGCATGGAACGACTTTGTTGAATGTATCAATGGAGGGTCAATATTTGCAATTATCACGGCTAGAGGTCACAACCCTGAAACTTTAAAAGAAGGTATCTTTAATTTAATTTCAAACAACCATAATGGTATTAATAGTAAGACCCTTTTAGAAAACTTAAAAAATTATCAGGATATAGTTTCTGATTTAAATGAAGATATCGATGAAAAAACATTTAGACCTGAATATGAAGGTAGTGATTTAATAGAAGACTATTTAGAAAGATGTGTTATGGCACCTGTTTCATTTAGAGCTGGAACTGCCGCTAATCCTGAAGAAGGTAAAAAAGTTGCGTTAAGAAAATTTATAACTTATTGTAGGGAAATGGCTAAAGAACTTGTGGAGTCTATTTTGAAAAAAGAAAAAGGGGTTTATTTAGAAGATTTAATTCCTAAATTTAAAAACGACATCGCTAATCAAGAAATCACCCAATCTGTAGATGAGTTTGTTAAACAACACACAAAAATAGGGTTCTCTGACGATGATGAAAAAAATGTAGATAGTATAGATACTATGTTATCAACAGAATACCCAGAAAATCCAGTATCATTATATTTAACTAAAGGAGGAGAAAAGAAAAAAGTTAAATAATTATTTAAGTAATGTTCTAGTATAAGAATATTTGAAATAAAAACGAAAGTAAATAGAAAAAAAATAAATAACAGATATTTATAATAAAAAATAAAAATAATTAAAATAGAAAGACATGGCTGATTTGTTAATGAAAATGCCCTTCACTTATGAACCTAAAAGAAAAAACAGGTTTATTTTAACATTCCCTAATGAGTTGGGTATTAACTCTTGGTATGTTGAATCGTCTTCAAGACCTAAAATGAAAATCGGTGAAGTTGAAATTCCATTCTTGAATACTTCTACTTGGGTGGCAGGTAGATTTACTTGGGAAGCGATTGACGTGACTTTCCGTGACCCAATCGGACCTTCAGCGGCACAAGCACTTATGGAATGGGTTCGTTTAACTGCAGAATCAATTACAGGACGTATGGGTTATGCTGCGGGTTACAAAAAAGATATCGATTTAGAAATGTTGGACCCAACGGGTGTAGCAGTTGAAAAGTGGAAATTAATCGGAGCGTTCTTAACTAGTTTTGATGGTGATTCATTATCTTATGACGATGATAAATTAAGTACCGTTAAAGTTAATATTAGAATGGATAGATGTATTTTGGTTTACTAAAATATATTTAAAATATTTATTAAGAACCTCACTAACAAAGTGGGGTTTTTTATTTACATATAATATAGTGTAATTATTTTTACCTTAAAAGAATATATGGACAATACAAATTATACTCAAGACGCATTTACATTACCACACGACGTGGTTCCACTACCAACAAAAGGTTTGTTTTATAAACCAAAAAAAGAATCCTTTAAAGTTGGGTACCTAACCGCAGAAGACGAAAATATTTTAATGTCACCAAATGCATCAAGAGAAGGTATTGTGTATACATTATTAAGAAATAAAATTTATGAACCAGGTTTTAATATAAACCAATTATTAGATGTTGATATACAAGCGGTTTTAATTTATTTAAGAAACACTTCTTTTGGTCCTGAATACCTTTTTAAAGTTATGGACCCGGCAACAGGAAAATATTTTGAAACTAATCTATTAATAGACGAGGTTAACTACATCAAACCAAAACATATACCAGACGACGACGGGCTCTTTACTATATTATTACCAAAATCAAATAAAACAGTAAGATGTAAACTTTTAAATTTAGGTGACCAAAAAGAATTGGATAGAATTAGGGAATCTTACCCTGATAGTGTTACAATTCCTGTTGTTACAAAAAGACTTGAAAAACAAATTGTTGAATTAGATGGTAGTTTAGAAAGAGGTGAAATTGTAAAATTTGTATCACAAATGCCAATTGCGGATTCTAAATATATTAGAAATTATCTAAATGAATGCGAACCTAAACTCGATTTAGATCGAACTGTTATAGCCCCGTCTGGAGAAAAAGTTACTGTTACGGTTGCTTTTGGGGCTGAATTTTTTCGTCCTTTCTTCTGAGTATAAAAAACTTTTAATGGATGAAACATACTACTTAGTCAAGTATGCTAATTTTTCGTATGGTGATATTTTAAAAATGCCCACATATGAAAGGAAGTATTTTATAGATAAATTGTTTTCTGAAAATTCTAAAAATTAATCTATTTATATATAAAAAATAATTATGCTTTTATTTCTATTAGGGGGTTCAGGTACAGGTAGTGCTGCCAGTACAGATTATCCTGGGTATACCGGCCCAAATGTTACTAACTTTGCAAAAAAGTTTGAAGCGTCTTTAAAACAGACATTTGATTATAGTTATGTACAAGGTTGGTTCATACAATTAGAAAAAGACGCTAATGGAATGGCTAAAACAATGGCCAATGGTATACAGGCCTATCAAAAATCTATTAATACCGTATTATTCGACGCATATAAAGACACAATTGAAATTGGGGCATCAATGCAAGATGTCATGGGTTATGTTAAGGGATATGCTGATGCGTTAGGTAGAGTACCAAACGTTTCAAAAGCGGTAACCGTTGAAGCAATCGCATTTTCAAAGGCGGTTGGGGTTGGTACCACTGAAGTTGGTCAAATGATAGCTAAATTTAGTGAAATAGGGATTGGTCAATCACAAGCATTAGAAAGAATGAAAAAAATCTATACTACTGCTAGAAAATATGGTGTTGATGCTGGAACCTTAACAAAAACTGTTTCAGATAATATTAAAATGGCAAGTACCTACGGGTTTAAGGGTGGTGTTGAAGGGTTAACTAAAATGGCCGCTAGAGCTCAACAATTAGGTATTGATTTTAAACTTTTAAATGGTGTTATTAGTGACGCTATGGACCCGGATAAAGCTATTGAGATGGCGGCCGGTATGCAAATGTTAGGTGGAAATGTTGGGGCGCTCGGTGACCCATTTCAATTATTATATATGGCTCAAAATGATGTTGGTAAATTACAAGAAGAATTTATTAATGTTACTTCAGCTGCGGTAGACTTTAATGATGCAACAGGTGAGTTTAAAGTACCCGTTTCAGAAATGTATAGGTTAAAAGAAATGGCATCAAAACTTGGTTTAAATTATGACCAAATTGCTGATGCGGCATTAAAAGCTGCAAAACAAAAAGAAGTATTATCAAGAATTACTTTACCGTCAACAGTTTCTGAAGAAGATAAAAATTTAATTGCAAGTTTATCTGAAATTAATAACGGA